CAACTAAATACTTTTCACCTTGGCAGTCAGAGTGTTGGGAAAATGCCAAGCATGAACGTGTATGCAAGGGCGATAACAACTGTAAATTTTGGAGGAATTTTTGTGATGAATGAGGGACATGCATTATTTTTATTAATGATATGTGGAGTAGTGGCAACACTAGCACTTAACATGATAGTACAAGGAATTATAGGATGATATTAGAAACAGCATTTATGTGTATGGCATTGAACATCTACCACGAATCAAAGTTTCAATCTATGGTAGGGCAAATAGCCGTAGGGCAAGTTGTGATGAATAGGGTGGCAGACAGCCGTTTTCCAGATAATGTATGTGATGTAGTAACACAAGCTGTCACATACAAAGGTACAGATAAGCCTGTGCTTCACAAGTGTCAGTTCAGTTGGTATTGTGATGGCAAAAAAGACGAGCCTAAGTATGATAGCAACGAGTGGTGGTATGCACAGGAATATGCATCCATTGTTTTATCTGGGACGATAGTTCTGGACGTTACAGAGGGTGCAACACACTATCATGCAACCTATGTGCGTCCTGCATGGGCGAAGACTAAAACCAAAACAACAAGAATTGATCGGCATATATTTTACAGATGGGAAAGGTAGGGTAGTTTATGAGGTATGTACAGAAACGTAAACTGGCAGATGGTAAAACACATTACCGATTTAATCCACCACAAACTTTAGTTGACGAGGGAGTGGTAAAACGTAAAGAACTGGGTACAGATTTGCGTATAGTGAGGGTTGCTGCGAATCAGTTTAATGAAAAAATAAATGACTACAGATCGAGTCAAGAGAAAATTAGAAATATTAAGAGGGCAAGTACATTGTCAGATTTGATAGACAGCTACTATTTATCTAATGATTTCAATATGTTAAGAGATAGTTCTAAAGTTGACTATAAATATTTTTTAGAGATTTTGCGACAGACATCAGGATCAAAAAAGTTTATGTCGGTTACAACTAGGGATGCAAAAAATGCATACGAGAGTTGGGTAAAACGAGGAGTGACTTTGGCTAACCATGTTTGCTCTTGTGCATCGGTTGTGTTTAATTATGCTGTTCACATGGAGTACACCACGTTTAATCCGTACAAATCTGTTAAAAAACGTCTGCCAAAGAAGAGAAAGGTGGTCTGGACAGATGAAGAGGTTATAAAAATGCTTGACTTCTGTTATAGTGACTTCAAATATCGTAGTATAGGACTAATAGTTCAGATGGCATACGAATGGTGTCAACGTATTGGTGATATGCGAGAGTTGAAATGGGAAAATGTGTTTTTAGATAGGTCGGAGTTGTTTTTAGAACAATCAAAACGTAGGTCGCAAGTGTTTTTACCTATCTCTGAGGATCTAAATGCTATGTTGAAGCAACAAAAGGAAGAGTTTGGCTTTCAACAGTATATATGCCCTAAAATAAAGCCTATACAGGGCGTGTATGTACCTTATGGGAAGTATGAGATAGGAATGTTGGCAAGGCGTGTCATGAGGAAGATAGGGCTGTCTGACGAACTACGACTTATGGACTTACGAAGAACTGGAGTTACACAGATGGTCGATGCAGGTGTAGATATTAGCCAGATTATGTCTGTTACAGGACATACAAACATAAGTTCGGTACAGCCTTACATTAAAAATACGTTCACAAGTGCAAACAATGCATTGACAAAAAGAACGAATCATGTTAAAAGCACTTTAAGTGCAGACATTGAAAGTGATATAATATGATAAATGATATATACAGTTTAGTGTTACAGTTAGAGTTACGTGATGGAGAAACTAAGCGTATGAATTGTCCTAATTGTGATGGCTATAAAACTTTTACTGCTACTAACAATATGGGTAGTCTTGTATGGAATTGTTACAAGGCATCTTGTTCTGTATCTGGTGGAGTTCGTGTCCAGTTGACATCGGAAGACATTAAGAAGTCTTTGGGTTATGCTGTAAAAGAGTTGGACAATGCTGACTTTGTAATGCCAGAGTATGTTGTGCCGTACAATGGACAGCGTGAGATTACTAGGTTCACATCGAGGTTCGGTATTGACGAATGGGAATTACATTATGATGTAAAAGATAATCGTGCTGTCTTTCCTATTGTGCATAATGGCATTACAGTTGATGCTATTGGCAGATCGTTAAGAAATAGCTTGCCAAAGTGGAAAAAGTATGGTACAAGTGGATTGCCTTTTTCTCATGGGTTAGGGAAAATGGCAGTTGTGGTTGAGGATTGCGTGAGTGCTTGTGTGGTTGGTGGAGATGAATTTGTGGGTGTTGCTGTGTTGGGTACATCTCTTTCTGAAACACACAAAAAGTATTTATCGCAGTTCTCAACTGTTATCGTGGCACTAGACCCAGATGCATTGCCGAAAACTGTAGCCTTTAGTAAAGAGTTGAGAGGTCATGTTGACAACGTAAAAATATTACGCTTGACAGATGATCTAAAGTACAGTAGAGAGATAGACATACACAATTTAAAAAGAATGGGAGACACAGCATGGAATTAAGTTTAGTTAGAAGTTTGATGGACAGAGCCTTCTATGAAGAGCATAGAGGTGCTAGATGCCCAGATAGATTATTCAGTAAAGATGTTCGAAAGATTAAGACATCTATCGACAAAGCGATGTACAACTACGAGAGAACTGTCACACCAGACGAGATCGAAGCGTTGTTCATGGCTAACAATCCTACCCTAACAACTGCACAGAAAGGTGCATACGGAGATTTATTCAAGAGGATTAAGAAAGAAGATCCTTTGGGTAATGATGTAGCACAAGAAGTCTTATCAAAGTTATTCCAACAAGTTGTGGGCGAAGATATTGCCAATCTTGGTTTTGATTATGTAAATGGTTCGCAGACAAGCCTTGAGCCTTTGCGTAATATACTTGAGAGTTATGGCGATGACTTCACCCCCAACCTTAACATAGAGTGGGATGACATGGATGTAGACACTTTGCTACAGAAGAACGACATGGAAGCCAGATGGTCTTTCAATATATCGTCCCTTACTAGGGTCGTTGAGGGTGTCAATGATGGACACCTTATCGAAGTGGGTGCTAGACCCAACACAGGTAAAACGTCTTTTCATGCGAGTTTGATTGCAGGAGTAAATGGTTTCGCAAGG